ATTCGGCACAGCATACAAACAATCAGCAGGAACAGCAGCTGAATTTTTGAGCAGCGTCTTGGGACCATCCGTAGTTTTCCATATAGCTACGTCTTGCGTAGACTCGTGCGCCGCCGCAGCTCGCAAATCCCACGCAGGCTCCTCCATATGGTGATGCGCTAAACGCGCAGACCCCGAGGCAATGACTTTCTCGGACCGCGTCACCACATACGTCTGGTCTCCTTCATAAGAAGTCATGCCAGCAATATTGGAAATAGACATCGTATCACCTGATTTAGCACCTTTAGCAATCAAAGATTTGAACACGTTTGGTTGAGCCATATTTGAGTTGAAGAAATAGGTGGTAATCGTAGATCCGCTACGAACCATAACGGTACACTCACACACAATAACTGAAATCATCGGTATATGACTTTAACGATTTGTGATTTCGATAAGCATCGTCGAAGTATTGATACGTATGTAACGCAGCGTGAATGCCTACTTTCTTAAGCGCTTCGCGGTATTGATTGCGACGCCAGTTGAAATATTCGGCACCATAATGGTAGCAGAACCGCAATGAATCATTTAAGTTCGCCACCGTCATAGCTGGCACTTCAGCCATGTTCTTCGTACGCACCCACTGCGTAAGTTCAAGGATCGTTGTTTCGTCCATGAGCGAACGCCACAAAATGCCATCTTGCCGAAAAGCGCACTTCAGAAACTGCGCCTCATGAATAGAACCATATGGTTTTAATTCGGCTCCTTTAACAGCTGGCGTCATTGTGATGCCATGTTGAGCAAACCAATCACGCAGAGTAAGCATGTTGAACGTATCGATCACAGACGCACTGATAGAAACAATCATATCGTCACCGCAAAACACGAAACGCACGTGCTTGTAGTAATCACACAAATCAAGCCCGGTAAGCGATAGCCAAGCAAGACGCATGTATATCTTGTTCACGTAGCAGTTTCCCACCAACGTCAACAACACACCTGACGGCATACCAACGTTCAGTTTTACAATAATATTTACAATTACAATAAACAGCTGGGGAAACTCATGCAACAACGTACGACGCACCATCGCATCAGGCGAACCTGGCATGTCGCGGTAAAAGGCATTAGCAACATCGACGATCATATCGATGGCTTCGGCCGGCACGTGTCCGTCCCATTCGCCGATGTCTGAGTCTCCAATTAGCGTGGAATTGGCAAGCAAATACTCAGCAAGCTCTGTCCATTCGGTCGACCACGAGTCGAAACCAACGGCACATTCGTTAACAATTCGATTGTCAGCAACTGCCGCACAGAAAGCGCCGAAATACTGACGCATCACCAGGTAATGGTCAACGGGTCCTGCAGTAAAAACACGAACCTTTCCAGCAGCGATCTTTTCTTTCTTGAGCAAATCGTCCTTGAGAATGGGCGTCCACGTGCTGGGCACACGTCGTCCCTGTTCTGCTTCAGCAATTCTATACTCGACTGCTTTCTTCAATTCTTGTCCTTGAAGCGTGTCGGCATAGTCGATTGGTCGTCCAGTTTCGTCACGACGGAAAAAGCTTTCTTTTCCTCGCGTTCCCACTTCTTTCGCACGCGTCCATGGAAAACCCACTGAAGAGTCCATGTTCAAAGACGCGCAGTTGGCAAACTCTGGTATTCCTCCGATTGCCTCTTGCGCCGTCCATCTTCGACGATGCGAAACATGCCATCCCTCGATCTCATCGCACAAATCCTCCCGGACTTGATGCAAGTCTGCCGACGGAAACGTTGGTGACGGATGACGATATTTTTCAACATGATATCACCGACACCATCCTCGACGCGTTCATCAAACTTTGACAACGGCGGCGGAAACGTAACAGGTTCGCA